CAAAATTCATCGGCTCATAACTTGGTGTCTGAGCAGGACACAAGATCATATTTCCATCTGGATCGTTATTTATAAGTGCACCATTCTCACCACCACGCCTTGCCTTAACACAAGGCATTTCAATCACTGGAAAGCCTACGGGAACATTGATTGGTACGTTTGGAGGATTAACGTTGGGAACATTAATCACATAAGTATTAACAGGTGTAACCCTAATGGGTTCTACACCAATCTCAGGAATCAAAACTTAGGCAAACCAAATGCTTTCTTTTCTTCGTTCTTTTGCTGTGCAGGACTTAACGCTCCAGTAGGTAAAGCAGGGCCAGACAATCCAGGTAATTTGACAGCACCCATTACTTTCTCCATTGCTTTGTCTTGAAGCATCTTCTGGTTATCTTCATTAGTTATCCATAAATAACCAAAAATTCCACCACCAGTGATAGCTGCTACAAGGAGGAACGATACTACACTGATGATGTTGAGAATTTTTTGCATGGTAAAAGAAGCTATTTTAAAAGCTATTACTCATACTACCCTAATCGTTTTTATTGGTTTGGTTGCTCTTCTTCCCCTTCAGTCATTACTGTTCCTTCAACTTCAGGCTCAACAGGAGTTGCTAAAGAATTAGCAAACTGTAAGCCCCCTTCTATCATTGCGATCTTTTGACTAGCATCAGCAACTACAGACTGAGCTTGACTTAAACGATCTCTTTGAACTTTGAGTTCGTCTTGCCATTTAAGAGATTGCTTTTCTAATGACTCAGAAGATAAGGTCATAATTAATATTTAGACTTTCCAAGTGTAACGGCTGCATCTATGTCTGTAAAAGATTCGGATGTCCAGATAGAGGTCGTTCCATCTTCTTTTTTGTAAGCCTTGATGATTTCTAGGTGATCAACATTCCTTTTGAGGGTTGCTTTGTCATCATCAGTAATTGTTGATTGAGCAGCAACAGAATTGATGAGAGTAACGGAATCACCAGCCGCAGAGAAAACCTGTGCAACTTCTTCAGCAGTACGTTCAGCCATGATTGGTTCTTAAATGTTTTGTCTCATCTTAGTTTAAAACTAGAAGAAATCAGAAGAGTCCTCACTTATGCGACATCCGCTAGCTTTTGCATAACTAGTTTCGTCATTGTCAGCCCCAATTCCAAACCAATAATCTGTCGTCGAATTACCAACAATTCTGTCACTTACGCTTTTTGTGGCTCCTACCTGAGTACCAGAGGCATCCCAATCACTTTGACCTTGAGTTATCTTTAATTTTGTACTAGCCGTTGAGGTATAAACCATAAAGTGCATCGTGTACCATTGAGCAGTTTGGTCATTTCCTACGCTACCACCTGTTTCTTGTTTACTAGTAAAACCGTATAGAGTAGGGTTACTACAATTACATTTTGCAGACAGAACATTTGTTGTGACATTCCATTTCCAATACCAATCATCAGCCGTTGTACTTGTATAAGTATGTTCCGTAACGGCAACGCCCCAATCTCTACAATCCACATCACTTGCATAGAAAGATAACTGGAACAAGTTGTCGCCTTGGAAGGCCGTTGTATTCCTTAGAGGGAAACCAAGTTGATCGTTACAGTTACCTTTAATTAGATAGTAATCACCATCAGTAGAATCAGTAAATTTAGAGCCAGTAGGTCTTGCAGATGAATTAATCGCCCACCCTGAAGGAATTGAACCTGTTGTAAAGTCATAGACTAACCCTCCTGCTGAAACAGTAATTGATGTCGCCGTAAAGGATGCAACGTCAATTCCTCCTGCACCTTGAACTGCATTAGCATCATCAGAACCACTTGGGTCTGTATAAGCAACTGTCGCTGTTTGACCTGATGTTATCGCCGTTCCCATTGTTAATTCAACAGTTGATCCAGAGACGGCAGCAGAGGATACTGTTGCAGCAGAACTATTTACAACAACAGCAAAAGCAGAAGTAGCAGCCGTTGTAGATGATAATGCTTGGTTGTAAGTCAGGATAACTTTTGTTCCATCATTATTTGTAGCCGCAGATTGGAATACTGGAGCTACTGCGTTATTCGTAACTGAAGTAGCACTTAACGAGGCAACGTCAACGCCAGTAGTCCCTTGAATTGCGTTAGCATCATCAGAGCCACTCGGATCTGTATAAGCAACTGTGATTGCAGCACCAACAGTAATTGGTGATTGCATTGTTAATTCAACAGTAGAGCCAGAGACGGCAACACTAGAAACAGTAACAGCCGAACCACCATCAGTAACTACAAAGGCAGAAGCAGCAGCAGTGGTAGAGGATAATGTTTGATTGTAAGTAAGAATAACCTTTGAACCACTAGTATTTGTTGCAGCAGATTGGAATGCTGCCGACACAACATTATTTGTTACTGAAGTAGCACTCAAAGAGATAGCATCAAGTCCAGCAACATTTTGTATAGCGTTAGCATCATCAGAACCACTTGGATCGGTGTAGGCAACTGTTACTGTTTCACCAGGATGAATCCCTGATTGCATTGTCAATTCAACGGTTGCACCAGAAGTTGCAACACTGGAAACAGTAGAAGACGAACCATCAGCTACAACAGCAAAGGCAGAGGCAGCAGCAGTTGTGGCTGACAATGTTTCGTTATAAGTCAAGATAACTTTCGTTCCACTAGTATTTGTTGCAGCAGATTGAAAGATTGGAAAGACTAAATCACTACCAGACATTTCATCACCTGTTCCATCCCAAGTCGATGCGTCTTTCTTAACGCAGAATTGACTAACGGCACTCCAAGTATTTGCTGCTGTCTTTAAGTAAACATTGCCAACCTCAGACCAAGTATTTGCTGCTGTCTTTAAGTAAATAATATTACCCGTTCCACCAACAAAATATCTTGGCCCCCACGCTCCAAGTACTTCATCTGTATTCCCTCCATGCTTAATACGAATTGCTGGCCCCCACGGGCCTACCTTGTCAAGGTTGAGAAGACTTGTTTTGCTAGTTAAGCCCATGTTTCAACTTAATTTTGAGCGTTTGCTGCTGCTTCTTCTTCTTCCTGATCTGCTTTATCCTGTACCAACATTGCCTCTTCCATCTCTTTTCTTTCGGCTTCTTTAGCTTGCGCCGCAACTGCTTTCGCAGCTCTTTCTATAGCTAACTCATTTACTTCCGTTGCTGTTGGTTCGCTTGCAAACGTGCAATGAAAAACTTTTCCCTCTTCTGACTCAGCAGTAATAATCCAGTCTCCAGAAGGTCTTAGTTCTTTTTGTTTGATTGTGTATCCCATTAGGCTATCTCCAAAGTGTCAATCCAGACGTTATCTGAAGTCGATTCTGCAGACATTAAAGCAGTAATTGTCGCAACTCCAGCAATAGTAGGAGTAAAGGTTAGTGTTAATTGTACCCAAGTATCAACCGATCCAGACAAAGCAGAACTTTTTACATCTGTCGTGATCCCCACTGCTGCATTGTCTAAAGCTAGTGCTGCTAATGCTACATAATCATTTGTACCATTAGCTGATCTTCTTGCATAAATTGTCGCTGTTATTTGTGAATTAGCAGTGACATATACTTCAGCAAGTTTAAAACGTAAGGGAAAGGTTACGGATCTTGTTTTTGAACCAGAATTAGCTAATGGTGTCAATTTCCATGAATATCCTGACCCAGATTGTGTCGTAGTAGAATCACTTGTTACAAGGCAATTCATATAATATATACGGTGATCATTCGCTGTATTGTCGTAATTTATAAATGATAAAAACGGTAGCTTATCATCATGTTTTCCATCGTCTTGATCCATATTCTCAAATATATTTGCCACACTATCTTCAAACGTACAATTAGTAAAAGAATAGTGCCCTCTAAAATCTTCTCCATGTGCTAAAGCATATAAGTTTTTAAAAGTACAATTGCTAAACAACTCTTCTACATTTCCATAAGCATTAACATGCAATAAGTACCCAGCCGCAAAGTAACCTCCTTGAAAAGTAGAATTTACATAGGTACGTTTTCCGGATAGCATAGGGTCCATACCAGAAAAAATTACATAATTAAAAGTGCTATTTTTTACGACATAATCTATCGGCCTATACCATGCGTTTTGGTTGCCAATATAAGAATATGACCACTTACAATTGTCATATAATGCTCGATCGGCTCCGCCTCCTGCGTAGTAAGGAGATATTGATTGACAATTAGTATATGTTGCAACTCCCTCTTCAAGTGCTTCCACTCCAAAGGCGTGAAACCCTCTAACAACTCCAATATTAGAAATATTTACATTAAGGGAACTTAACGCTTCTATTCCTGAATACATACGACCTTGTAATCCTAACCATGTGCCAGCGTTTGTATCTTGACTTGACATATCAGTACTGTTCCAGCCGCCACTAATTGTTACATTGACATTATTGGAAATACGGAGAAAAGGACTTCCACTGCCTTCGGAACCATCGTAATACTCTGGTTTTGTAAAACATTCTTGTTTATAAGTAGTAACTGTTTCTGTTGTTTCTAACAAAGCTCTTGTGTAGTCATTTAATCCATCATGTTGCAACGCAGAATTTTGTAAAAGTACAATTTTATCAACGATTGCCATAATTGGATACCAATTAGACATGAAAGTAGTACCCTTGCCAATTAAGCTTCCTAAATGTAAAGAATCAGCAGACGATTTAGCCTTGCAAGCTATAACATTATCAATTTGAATTTCGGTATTATTATGTTCAGTTTCTACATCAACATGTAAAGCAATCGATTGAATTGAAGAGTTTAAATTTGTACCGAAATCATGGGTGTACCAGGTCCAGTGGTCACTATCGTCTCCTGGTGGTGGTTTAATCGGGACCGTATGCACCGTTGTATCTCCACCAGTATCAGAACAAAGACGTAATGAAAAAATACCCTCATCATTTTTCTGACCACTTGGGATATAGTCCCAGAAAAATCTCAAGCTTATTTGTTGATAACCACTAAGGTCTAAGGCATTATTTAATTGAACATAAGCAACTTTTCCAGTCGCATCATTTCCAGGTTTAAAACCTCTTGCAGTTCTAAACCCTGATTGATAGTTAGCCGTTTCTCTAAAAGTTGTTCCTACAGTTGCCGTCCAATCCAGATCGCCACCACCGTCAAAACCTTGATGGCAAATTATATTTTTAATCGGTGAGCTGGCAAGCCTTACACAGAATGGATTTAGAGGATAAACATGTACAGTTCCAGAGATGGAGTCAGGGGCGTTTTCCGTTCCATCTAGCGTGAAATTATTATCGTCAACTTTTGTGATTAGATAAACGCCAGCAAGTTCGTAGCTAGTGGTACTGACATAAATAGCATCACCTGTACTTAGGCCATGACTGGTCTTGGCAACGGTTGTAGGATTACCACTGCTCTGCCCATCAAATACACAACTTGTTATAGATCTACTTAAAAGTTCAGTATCATTATAAGTTACGTCTTTTTCCCAACTTGCATTACCTAAACTCGTCGGAGCAGGGGATCTAATAAAACGAACTTCATCATTTGATGCTCCCAGTATAGTTTTCTTTCTAGTTGCAAAAGTTAGCCCGTTATTGGAATCATCTCCATTCTCAGGATCTACATACATAACAGCCATTTAATTACCCTCCGTTAAAATTTCAACCATATATCCCCCACTGCCCCGTCAGAAGCTTGAGGTGATGAAGCAGAAGTAAAAATTTTCCTAACTCCACCTGTCGCCAATGCAGTTGATGTTGCTGTTACTGTACCGCCTACAGTAAGATTTGTCCCATCAAATGTAAGATTTGACGAACCAGCAAAACTGCCGGAAGAATTGTACTGAAGCTGAGTATTAGAACCGCCAGGAGAACCACCTCCACCTCCACCTCCAGACGCTGCCTCCCAACCAGCTTCGCCATTAGCGTCAACCGTTAAAACATAATTTTCAGTAGCAGTAGTATCTTTTACAACAAAGTTAAGCCCAGGTATTCTGAACTTCGTTATATTTGCATCACCTATAGTTACTTCATTAGAAACAGTTACAGCACTAGCCGCTGCGTCGTGTCCAAGAATTATATTGTTAGAACCTGTGGTTAAGGCATCTCCTGCTTCAGGGCCAACGATTGTATTATCTGAACCTGTAGTAAGAACTAGACCAGCCTTGAATCCTACCGCAACATTGTCACCTCCTGTACTTCGAGCAAGTAAAGATTGATAGCCTACTGCTGTAGAAGCATTACCTGAACTGTCTGAACTATCTCCTTTTAAGGCTTGGTATCCTACAGCAACATTAAATTTTGAATTACTTGTATCGCTGCCTTTATGTAATGCTTGTTCTCCTATAGCTGTGTTATACGAGCCTTTGTTCCATTGAGCTACTTGATGTCCTAACGCTGTAAAATTAGTAGCCCCACCTTGTTCTGATAAAGCACTTGTCCCGACCACACAGATGTTAGTACCTGTTTGACTTCTACCTGCAAACGCTCCAATACATAAGCTACCTCCCCAAGTATTTTCAGTTGTATAGTTCTTACCCGCTTGCCAGCCAATACAAGTGTAGTAATTTGCTGTGGTTAGATCCACACCAGCACCATGTCCAATTAAGACGTGGTACGTTCCTGTCGTGAGGTCGTTGCCTGCTTCGTGACCAATCAAAACGCTACCCGAACCAGTTGTATTATTCCTTCCTGCGTTCCGACCAAGAAACACGTTTTCAGTACCAGTAGTATTGTCTTCGCCAGCGTTATTTCCTACCGCAACATTAGAAGCTCCACTTGAGTTCCAGCGTAAGGCAGTTGACCCAACACCAGTATTATAATCGCCTGTTGTAATGTATAAACACTCAGCACCTATAGCCGTTGTATGAACTAAACCTGATGAAGAATTACCTAAAGCATTTGATCCAAGAGAAGTATTATCTGTCCCTGTCGTAATAGAGAATCCACTATTTGTTCCTACTGCTGTATTCTTAGTACCTGTTGTGAGGCTATATAAAGCACTGCCCCCGATTGCTACTGAAGCTAACCCAGTTGTTGCGGATCGTAAGGCATATCTCCCGTAACCTACATTATATCCTCCAGTAGTTATAGCTTCCCCTACTTTGAATCCCGTTAAAGTATTTCCATCAGCAGTTGTGATCGCAGTACCAGAATTGTATCCAAATAATGTGTTTTCATTCGCATCCGTACCAGTGAATGAATCTCCTGCATTAGTTCCTCCTACCGTGTTGTACTGAGCGTCTGAACTAACTCCTCCTCCTCCTCCACCTGAAGCAGCTTCCCATCCTGCGTCACCATTGCTATCGACTGTTAGAACATAATTATCGGTAGCTGTTGAGTCCTTGATTGAGAAGTTCAGACCAGGGATTCTGAACTTGGTGATGTTTGTATCGCCTAAAGTTATCTCATTGCTTGTACTATTTGAACTGGGTTCTGTGTCATAACCAATAACAATATTATTATCACCTGTTGTTATATCTCCATTAGCAGCATTGTGACCTATACATACATTCTTCTCACCTGTTGTAATTGCCTTACCTGCGTTTACACCAAATAAAGAATTACTTGCACCTGTTGTTATTGCTGTTCCACCGTCAAAACCAAAGATTGAATTATAACCTCCAGTAGTTATTGCATCACCAGCAGTTGTTCCAACAATTGTATTTTCTACTCCAGTTGTTATTTGATGCCCAGCCGAATAACCAACAGCAACAATAGCACTTGCAGTTGTGAGCTGTTTTAAAGCTTGATTACCAAGAGCTACATTTCCATATCCAGTAGTAGCTGTCTTTAAAGATTGATCACCTAAAGAAACATTACTATTACCAGTTGTTAGGCCGATAGAAGACCAATTTCCAATTGCTGTATTGTATCCTCCTGTTGTGGCTTGTCCTAAAGCAGCGACACCAACAGCAACGCTGTAAGAACCTGTTGTATTAGCATCTAATGTTTGATGACCAATAGCTATATTATTATGACCTGTTGTGTTACTCGCTAAAGCAGAATTACCAAAAGCTGAGTTCCAAGATGCAGTTGTATTAGCGGCTAAAGCTTGCGAACCAACTGCTGTACAATAAAGTGCCGTAGTTATTGCTGTACCAGCGTTATATCCAAATAACGTGTTATCAGTTGGATCTGTTCCACTAAAGCTGTCACCTGCATTTGTCCCGCCAACAGTGTTGCGCTGAGAGTCTGAACTGACACCTCCTCCACCAGCAGCCGCCTCCCAACCAGCATCTCCGTTTGCATCGACTGTAAGAACGTAATTATCAGTTGCTGTACTATCTTTAATACTAAAATTCAGACCAGGTACACGGAATTTAGTTATAGCTGTATCGCCTAAAGTTATTTCGTTCGATACTGTCGCTGAAGTAGTATCTGCATTAGCTCCTATAACTATATTATTAGATCCTGTTGTAATTGTTTCTCCAGCATCATATCCAAAGCAAACGTTCAGAGCTCCTGTGGTTGCTGCTTTACCAGAATCAAAACCAATAAAAGTATTATCATCTCCTCCCGTTAAAGCCTTTCCTGAGTCGTGACCAATCGCTATGCAACTATCTGCATTTGTAAAACTCCATAAAGCATCTTGTCCAATCGCAATATTATTCGTCCCAGAAGCTAATGTATTTCCTCCATACCCTGCTCTATAACCAATAAAAACTCCATAATCCATTCTCCCCCTATATCCAGAATAAGCACCTATAGCTACATTTCTGATTCCTGTTGTATTGTTATATAAAGTAGAAGAGCCAACAGCAACATTATTATTTCCAGTTGTATTCTCTAAACAGGCATTGAAACCAACAGCAGCATTTTGATCACCTGTTGTATTGTCACGTAGAACGTTATACCCAATACCAGTATTTTGATTTCCGTCATTAGTCGTGTTTTTTAAAACTCCACGACCAACACCTGTATTCATCCCCTCACCACTTGTAAGGGTCTTTAAGACTTCATAACCAAAACCTGTATTACTATCTGCCGTTGTTATTGCTGTACCTGCTTCATATCCAAAAAGAGTATTCCTTACAGCATCTGTTCCACTAAAGCTACCACCAGCACTCGTGCCAGCTACCGTGTTTCCTTGTGCATCTGAATCAACACCACCACCACCACCGCCAATCTCCTTAACCGTTCCAGAATCATTGATATATAGTTTCTTAGCCGAGGTGTCTATCGCAACTTCGCCGCTAACTATGTCACTCGTTGATGGAGTACTAGTTCCTCTCTTTAACTTAATTGTGTTAGCCATTAGAAGTACCTCCTATTTGATGGTGTTTAGTATGTACCTCCATCTAAGGTGATACCGTCAATTGTTCCTCCGTCAATATTAACTGCTGTATGAGCTTGTGTTGCCATTGAACCAAGTCCTAATGTGGTTCGTGCTGCTGCTGCGTCAGCATCATCAACTAATGTTCGGCCATAAGCACTAAAGTCAGTTACAGCAGCCGATCCTGAACCAGTGAAGTAAGGAAGTTTATTAGCTGCACTTGTTAAACCTGCTATTGCGGCTAAATCTGCATCGTAAGCTTGAACATTAGTTCCAATAACAAGTCCTAAATTTGTCCGAGCGTTGGCGGCTGTGCTTGCTCCCGTTCCACCATGAGCTACGGCAACATCAGTTCCACTCCAAACACCTGTTGAAATCGTTCCAACAGAAGTCAAGCTTGAGGCAACAACTGTTGATCCAAGTGTTGTTTGATTTAAAACATTATTGCTATTAATGTAATAAGCCTTACCGGAAGCAAGATTAATATGCTCAGAAGATGTCCAAGCATCTGTTGAGTTAACCCAGTTCCATGTCTTGTCACCATCACCTGAATCTATTGTGATACCACCTCCATCTGCGGCGGCATCATTAGCTGCACCTTTAGCAAGCTCTAAATTTTTATCAGCAATCGTTGTGGTAGTACTGTTGACAGTCGTGGTTGTTCCAGAAACCGTTAAGTTTCCACTGACTACTAAGTTTTGAGCACAAGTAAAACTTTGAACAGTTGCACCACTTAGATCAATCGTTCCTGTATATGTTTTATTACCTGAAACCGTTTGAGCAGTAGTCAGTGTTGAATAATATCCATCACCACCAATTGCTTCAATAGATGTTGCCGATCCACCAGCACCACCAGTACCAGTTCCGTAATAAAGAATATTAGTACCTTCTGCATAAGCTATTTCTGCGTTAGCAAGAGATCCGGGAGCAGAGTTTCCAGTGCTACGTTTAATTCTGATCGTGTTAGCCACTAGAAGTTGCCTCCGTCTGTGATTGTGTTAGTAGTCCAAGTTGCGTCAGCCTTAAGAGTTGACGATGTACTGTCATAGTAAACGATAGCTCTATTAACAGCATTATCTACATTCACTTGATTCGTAGCACTAGCTCCCTGTGGTCCCTGAGTTGCCACCGTAATGACTGAACTATTGCTTTCGTCAACAGTTACAGTGTTTTTATTAGTCGTGATGTTAACAGTGGTCATGCAGTGTATCCTTCATCCATATAAATAGTACCTTCTATCCAGTATTCTTTCAGCCCTGAACCGTTAGTTAATAACACATCATATTTATATTCATCAGCAGTAAATGTAGTTGTTTGCGTATCTGTCACTGTCCAAGTCCATGTTCCATTAGCTGCACTTGTAATCGCACACGTAGCATCAGCAGCTTTTGTGGTGCGTCCAGAGTCCCAGATCTGACTTGCAATTGAATACCCAGTAAGATTTACCGCACTCCCTCCTGAGTCCTTCAATGTGACAGACACACTATGATCCGATCTTCGTTGGATCGTCATGTCATACGTTCCAGGTGCTATTGCCATAGGACTAAAACTTTTTCACAGTTTAACAAGGGTTAAGTTTTTATAACGTACATCATTGCAATGTTTCTTGGTCTTGATTCGCCTCCACTGCTTCCAGAAGTTCCACTAACAGCATGATCGTGACTATCACTTAGAACAGCACGACCACCAGTACCTGTATCGGCATGTTGTGAAGGGGTTCCACCCACGCTATGACCCCCTTGTTTAGTAAATACTCCTGAACATGAACCACTACCAGCAAAAGACTCTGAAATACCCGTAATATTTCCAGACATGGAATGGGTGTCTGACGTATAACTTCCTGCTCCATGAGTATGGGCTTCATTCTGATCGCTTTGAGCAGTTGCAATTGATCTTCCAGAGTCAGTCCCCTTACCGTTATCAAAACCTCTTATAAATTCACCCCTTAAGTCTGGAATATTAAATTCTGAACCGCTTAAAGATCCATAAGTTGTCCCAATAACAGCAAACAAAGCTGCATAAGCTGTGCGATTAACCGAAGCACCGTTACATTCCAAATAACCAGAAGGAACTGTGGCAACAGCTAAACAAAATACTGCTCCTGATGGAACACCTTGAACAGCCGTAAAACTAAGAACTCCAGATCCATTTGTTTGAAGCATTTCTCCATTCGATCCATCGGCTGAGGGCAGCGTAAATGTAAGGTTAGACCCAAGAGAAGAAGCAGCCTGTAATGCTACCCAATTACTACTGTCTGAATCTGCAAGTCTTAAATCACCTTGAGCTTGAACAGTTAAGCCATTAATATCAATAACTGCTCTTTCCGTTCCAGCAGTTGAAAAACCTAAAGTATTTGCTGCCTTCCTAAATATTCCTGTATCTGCATCTCCATCAAAAGCCAATGCTGGAGCACTAGCCCCTGAAGCATCATCAGCCAAGATTACACCAGTCATTGTGCCACCAGACTTAGGCAGCAAACCTAAATTATCTTCTCCTACATCTCCTATCTCTCTGAAATTTGATCCATCATATATTTTTAGTTTATCGTCACTAGATTTCCCGTAAAACATAAATTTTACAGGGTTACTAGGATCCGAACCGCCGCTATTGTTTGTTTTTACCGCATCAAGAATTAAATTTATATCTTCACGAACTACGTTTCCTGCTGCGTTATCAACGGTGTAGTTTACAACTTGAGACACTAGTCTTTTACAGTTTCAATCATTCTATACCCCTTTACCGAAACCTACAGCCTGATAACTAAAGTTTCTATCTTTACTTGTATTCCCGTTCTTAAAATGAACTGTAAAGCCTGTTCCTGAGACATTAGATAATTCAAAGAAATCCCCTGACTCCATACCTTGAGCTGTGATACCAATTGAAGGTAAATAAGCATTAGCACCACCAAGACTTGCCGTCCCAACAAAGAAAGGCTTAGAAAAAGTTACGTTTTTAGCTCCTGCTCCAGATGCAATAGTTGTTGTACTTTGTTCAGTCCTAGATTCAAGAATTGCTGTATAACCTAATTGCTGAATATTAATATTTTGGTTGGTATTTGTTGTTAACACGTTTGCTTTAAATTGGAACGCTCTTGCTTTAAATTCTCCATTAGCAAAAGCATTAAAAGCCCCGTAACTAGAAGCATCCGTACTCGTTTTCACAAATATTTGGCAATCAGTATCGTTGGCAGGATCTCCATCAAAGTCAACAATATTATCAAAATCAGGAACATCATCAATATTACTTCCAATAACAACACCTAAACTTTGAATATGCCTTTTTAATGTCAATGTAAATACACCTCCTAAATCTAAAGTATCGGCAAAGGCATAAGTCCCTGTTGCATTAGAAGAAGGGTCAGTTAGTTTCAACGCTCCACTGCTATAAGACACATTTGTTTTGGTGCCACTAAACGGAGTACTTAGTAAATCCTCTCTCTTGGTCAAGACAGCTAATTGTTGTCCTACATCTGGAATATCAATAACAACACTTGCTTCTCCAGCAGAAAAACGCCCTCCATCATCTTGAAATTTTAAAATATACTCACCTTCTAAAGCTGGAACAATAGCTTCAGAGGTATTTCCTGCTAAAGCTGCGACTAAATCAACTGACCCTGCAAACGTACCAGAGCCATCGGTTTTATTGGAGTGCCTAACGTAAACTCTTCCTCCATGTAAAACATCAGCATCTATTGACCTATCCCATCTAAGCCTCATCAAATGATCGCCAACTGGTTCTGCTGTCAAATTCTGTACGTCTGCTGGCTTTCCTGTTTTGCCTTCAGCGTCAAATGGCAAATCTAGAGATGTATTAGATATTTGCAAGGCAGCATTGAAAGAAAATATTTGAAATTCATACCTTCCTAATTCAGTATTATCAATTGTTATGTCTGGCCTAAAAACAACCTGACTTTCATAGTTTCCATTAGCAAAACGATATTGAACTAAATATTGACTAACACCAACAACAGGAACCCATGTTACAAAAAGTCTTGAAATAGCAACTCCATTCCTAACAATTGTTTTTTCGTTAAAACTTAAAGACGTAGGAGGAGCTGCTGGTGCGTTTAGTATTGATACATTTCTTGCTAACAAAGAAGCTCCATCTTCAATATTTGCGTACTTATTAGGCTTATATGATAACGCTGTAATTTTATAGTTAATACCGTCTGCTTCTTCAACAGTTATTACTCTAAATTTTTGAGCTTCAATTGTATCGCTAACTAAAAACCATATTGAATTAACATTAGGTACTTCAGACAACGCAGAAGCTAAGCTAATAACTCCATTAGTAGTACTTAAAACACTTTTTGTTTCTATAGAATTATCAGGCATCAATACACTTACCTTTTTATTAGCTCCCCCAAATGTTGATAAATCTTGTATGTCATCAACAGTAATTGCAGTTGTGGTTGCAGTATTTATGCGTCCAGAACGCCTAGCACCACTACGAACTGGATCGTTTACATCTATAACTGCTCCAGGTCTAATTGTTACTCCAGCATCTACAGATGTAGTGAACGCAACAACCTCTGATTCATTTTGTTCTGCAAAAAGTATTGCTTTACCTAATCTTTGAGCTTGACCACGGCTGGTGCAAGCAAAAGCTCTTACATCTTTTTTAACAACTCCTAGCTTCGTCTTTGCTGCACTATCTTCAACAACCTCATAATCTACTTCTCTTGAATCCATATTGTAATAACTAACAGCTACTACAGAATGTCTTGTTTTAAGTGACGATCCAGAATAAGAAAATCCTTCTTCAGTTACATTTGCAAGACTAAATAAAAAACTTGCATCGGTTGGTTTATCTTGTGCAATTGTTATTGTTCCTGCACTCCAAATTGGCATACATCGCATTACTCCACAAAGTTCTTCGATAACATTGAATGCCTCGTTTGCAGATAAAATATTTACATTGCAGCTAAATCTTGCTTCTTGACCTCCAAAACCATCATCAACTAGCTCGTTAGCAAATTTAGAAGCATTGACAAAACTAAATAAATCTAAATTACTATCAGTGATATGATCTCCTAATCCGTATCTAGTCGTTGTAAGAAGATCAAGTAATACCATTGCAGGGCATGAACACCACTGCGCTGCAGCCATAGTGCCATTAAATATATAACCAGTTGGGTATATAATTCGACCTGTATTACTATCAACAGTTGGCGTTCCAGATGCAGAAGCTCCCGCACCTGGAATCCTGATTTTTACACCTCTTATTCTATATTTTCTGCTTGGAATACTACTTACTATTTTACTGTCAAGCTTTAATGCAGCATAAGCACTGTCAGCATAAGTTTGATGTTCATCTACTAATTCTTGCATTGACAAGACATTAAAAGAATCTTGCTTAGAATCAGTTGTACTATCAGCAGTAATACGAACTACTTTTATATCAACAGGAAACGCTCCATCAATTTCAACTCTGTAATCTTTAGAGTAAGAGTCACTGGTACGACCTGTAACAGTATCGGTAAATAAATCGGAGTAGCCACCAGAATTATATTGAATTTGTACTTTTATTTCAACACTAGAACCTAACAAGTCACCATTATCTTTTGCCTCTTGCAATTGAGGGAAGTTAATTGTAACTCGAACAGCATCAACATTTGTACTTGTAATCTGTTGAGTAACACCACCATTAGCAACAGTACAAGCTCTAGGAAAACCAGAAACAGGACTCGAAGACTGTACTATTCCAGATATATGTGTTTGATTAGCTGTTCCAAAACGAGGAGTAAAAGTTACGTCTTGATAGTTGAAATCTGTCGATTGAGGATTTGTTGAATCGGCACTAGGATTAAGAACAGGGGTATTATCTAAATAAACATCTTTTAACGCAGCATTATTATATGCAGTTGTACCTTGTGTTCTTCCTTCTTTAGAAGCTGTTGCCCAACCTTCTATCTCACCTTCACTGATTAGATCTTGGATCGTTACGAACTGCCTACTATTTAAAGTGTCAGGCGCACGGGTTGGTTTTGGAGGTTGTCTAGGCCCACCACCACCAGATCCTCGTATTATTTTTGTCATGCTGTCACCTGATCAGTCGTTAAGTTCATACTAATAACTGTAGAGCCAGTCATTATTTCACCATAAACGATTGGATGTGTTGTTCCTGCTCTGGAGGTGTTTGGCGTTCCACCAAAGTCAAAAGAGATCCGTGGATCTTGATCGTTTTCAAACTTTTCTGGTTTAGGAACAGGAAATAACATTCCTGCCACTCCACCTATTGCTAA